CCAAGCTCTAGCTGTACATCTACCACTGTGTCGTTGTACGCGGTCAAGAATTTGTTCCTCAAGCTCTCAAACTCGTTCTGCATTTGGGACATAGCTTCGGTATATTTGAAGTACTGCGCTGTAGGTAACAGACGCAAACCAGAGTTAGACCAAGGCATCGTCATGTTCGAGTGCATGTTGCGAGCCGATGTGACGCAACCGCGTAGCGCGCTAAGTTCATCACAATCACCGAGTAATTGTTTGTAGACGTTTGCGACACCCTTCTTTGCTTGAGCATCTTCTGTGACTTTAGTGGAAGCCCGCTTGTCTTTCTTGCGACCTGCCCATGAGGATATGTTGACTTCTACAAGCATCGCAGATGAGGCAAGTGTTGGTGCATCAGTTAGTAGTGTGTCACTACTCGCGGTGGTTAGTTGGTGTACGTTGTTCATTGTTACTCTCCTGTGTATTTGTTGAGACCCTTGAGGTCGTTGAGATTGGTGACAAGTGTTGCGCCTTGCTTGTGCGCGATGGGTGCGATACACCAACCTGCGCGTTGCTTAGTCGCTTGGTATTCGCCACAGTCTAAACAGAAGTTGTACCCAAGTTGTTTTCGGCGAAGGTCGTAAGGCTGGTCGCATGATATGCAGTGAGCTTTGATAGGCATGATAATCTCCATTTGATTGGTTGGTTTATATTGGTAGTGAAACACTACACTAGGTAGCGAAGCCTGATGATGAGACCACACACGTTGGACATCACACCAGAACATATACTACTATACCATAGCATATAAGGAATGTCAAGCTTTCTGAGTGTGTCCTGTGGTGAGACGTGGTGTCAGGTGGTACATGATTGTGTAGCGTAGTGAGACACTACTGTGTTGCTGGGTAATGTTCCGTGCTAAGTTATTGATATGATTACAATGTTCCGATGGGGTTTTGTAATGTTCCACATGGTGTATCTGTAAGTGCTTGATAATAAACGAATGTTCCAATGTTCCTAATGTTCCGTCATTTTTTGGGTGTTCTGGGATTTGTGCTGGGGGCTTACATCGCATTATAGATGGGGGGTCGCGTAGGAAGTGTTATATTTTTTTATATGGAACATTAGGAACATTAGGAACATTATAGTAAAATCAATGACTTATTTTTGCCTACTGTGGAACTTCTTGTGGAACATTAGGAACATTATAGTGGAACATTATAAAAATAAGGCCTCTGCATACATGTCGTGTCGCAAAGCTGCTCGGAGAACTGGTATAGATATAGTAGTGGTTCACTACCTTATTAGAGAGTCTTGTCACACGACGTACATAAACATACGAGAAGATGTACACACGAAGTACGATGTGTCGCAAAGCTGCTCGGAGAACTGGCATAATTAAGGTAGTGGGTCACTACACATACTGGTGGGTGTCGTAACAAGCCGATTCCGATGTGTCGCAAAGCTGCTCGGAGAACTGGTATAATTAGTACCCAAAATCTAGACACAAAAAAAGCGCCGAACCTTTCGGCTCGACGCGTGTAGTTATCGGTGTATTAAAGTAAAAGCCATTTGACGTGGGAACGTCTCGCCATGTTCTTTCATTATGCGACGTGTCTTCAATAGATAAGTAAAGTCTGCTTTGTGAAAACGTGTCTCCAAGTAATTCATATTACGTTCGAATTTCTCGTCGTCCCATTTAGCGATAATGTCTAAAGCGGCTCGGTGTATTCTTTGCATTGTTTTGTTTCCTGTAATTGATTGATAGTGTGGGGCGGCCTAGACCGCCCCAGTTTAGTTTAGCGGATTGATTTAACCATCGCTCGTAGTTGCGATATCATAACATCCAAATCCATAGTTGTTTCGAATACCTCTGCTTTTTGTAAGCGGGTTATTACTTTGCCTAGTTCACCTTTGGCAATCGCTTCAGACGATCTTGTCCTAGCATCAGCACCTTGCTTACCGCTTGCTATCTCAGCGTCGATCTGCTCTCTATTCTTTAGTTGCGTTTGCAATCCACCGATTATAGAGTTCGGTTGTCTTGCCCAGTATGATCTATTTCGACCATCGACCACTTTATCACCGGCCGCTTTTGGCGATAGCTCACAAAGCTCTTTAACTCCGGCTGGAAATCCACTCGCTATCATTTGCTTACACCATGTGAACATCTCCTCGGTTGCTGTTGAACCTTTTGAAGTGTTGCTGATTAGGTCAGTGCTTTTGAACCCGCCTGCTTTAAACATATCAAGAACCTTTGTAAGCTTCTTATCTTGGCCGACTACGCCTTTACTAAACTTGGCAATCTCAGCACCTAGCTCGGCGCCTAGCATTGGGTGGTTAGTTTGATGTGGTAGTATGTCTATCATTCGTGTCATGGTATATCCTTTCGAGAATATATATCTTAGCGTCACAGTATGTTTCGCTTTTGATAACACCAGTATACGTGTTTGTGTGTGTTATGTCACAGTATTAGAGGGTAAATGGTAGTAGATCACTACACATATGACACCCCACCTACCCCTATCCCCCCTGCACACCCGCACTATACCCTCAACTCTATAATACTATTCTGCGCAAATATTTTACGTTTCCACGAAATTGGGGCCCCCCTACCTAACTTTTTGATGCCCGTGACTACCCCACCCCCTCGTATATAGAAACGCCTATTATCAAACTGGATTGAAATGCTGTAAAAAATTTTGTATAGTCCCACAAACGAGGGCTAAAAATGACTATACATATTGAACCTGAGCGCGGAGTACCGACCCGCAAAGCTCCGGACATGCAGGACCTTGCAATCAAAACGTCCGCAGCTGCGAAGACGGTAGAATACCTGCATGCCAACGGGCTAAAGGTTGAAGCAACCAGTGCAGACAAGGATACAGCAGCGGCGTTAGCCGTATCTTACGCTGAGAACCCTCACAAAACATCCAAAGTTGCAACGCCTAAGCGAGTGGCCCAGTTGACACCCGCGACTTTACTGTTGACAGACAGAATCCTGAAGGATTTCGGACACTCTGTAGTGAAAAGTGCAACGCAAGTACGCCACTTAGTGACAAATAAGCTGATCGAGGAGACCGAAAACCCTGACCCACGCATACGGATACGTGCGTTGGAGCTGCTAGGTAAGATATCAGACGTTGGGTTGTTTGCTGAGAAGTCTGAAGTGACCGTAACGCACCAAACATCGGACGATCTGAAGGATAAACTACGCGAAAAGCTGTCTAGGTTGGTAAACCCCAGTGAAATTGAGGATGCGATCACGATTGACGGCGCTATTATCGACGTAGATAAGGAGTTGGGCCTCAATGTCTAGCAATTTAGCTAACTTAGCTAAGGATATGGACTTCTCACCGGAGGATATCCAGCGCATACTGGACAATCTAGACTCGTTTAGCCCCGAAGAGCTTGTCGAGATCGACACAATCGTGGGAGAACTCTCCACGCGGAAGGCAAATAAGGCGGCGCATGACGATCTCATAGAGTTTTGCAAGGCGATGATGCCGGGGTTCATAGTAGGGAAGCACCATAGAATCCTCGCAGACATGCTTATGTCGATTGAATCTGGAGATGAAGACCGTATATGTGTCAACATTCCACCACGACATGGTAAGTCACAGCTTGTGTCTATTTTCTTCCCTGCATGGTTCTTAGGTAGGAACCCAAACAAAAAAGTGATGATGGTGTCACACACCACAGACTTAGCGGTGGATTTTGGGCGTAAGGTTCGTAACCTTATTGCCGTAGAAGAGTATAAATCTATATTTCCAGAGGTTTCTCTTGCGGTAGACAGTAAATCAGCTGGTAGATGGAACACAAATTTTGGAGGAGAGTATTTTGCGTGTGGTATTGGTTCTGCTTTGGCTGGGCGTGGCGCTGACCTATTGTTGGTCGACGACCCTCATTCTGAACAAGATGTTATCAACGGCAACTTTTCCGTCTTTAAAAAAGCTTACGAATGGTTTACCTTCGGTGCCCGAACACGACTAATGCCCGGGGGGCGTGTAGCTATCGTGCAGACTAGGTGGCATATGGACGACCTAACAGGTCGTGTGACCAACGATATGGTTAAGAATGAGGAGGCTGACCAGTACGAAATCGTTGAGTTCCCTGCAATTTTAGACTCTGAAGACAAAGAGGGTAAACCAATAGAGAAGCCCCTATGGCCGGAGTTCTTTGATCTTGCGGCGTTAAAGCGAACCAAGGCCTCAATGCCTGCGTTCCAGTGGAACTCGCAGTACCAGCAGCAGCCCACATCCGAAGAAGCTTCTATTGTGAAGCGTGAATGGTGGAACATTTGGGAGAACGACAAGCTCCCGTCGGTTGAGTACGTAATTATGTCCCTAGATGCCGCGGCAGAGAAGCATAACCGGGCCGATTACACCGCACTTACCACTTGGGGCGTGTTCTTTCACGAGGAAACAAGTTCACACAACATTATTCTACTTGACAGTATAAAAGAACGGCTGGAGTTTCCTGAGCTCAAGGAGCTGGCGATGGAACAGTACAACCACTGGGACCCTGACGCGTTCATTGTGGAGAAGAAAAGTTCTGGTGTAGCACTCTACCAAGAGATGCGACGCATGGGCCTGCCTGTCACCGAGTACACACCCCACCGAGGGACTGGTGATAAGTTAGCACGGCTTAACTCTGTGTCAGATATTATTTCTTCAGGCATGGTCTGGGTACCCGCCACTCGTTGGGCAGACGAGCTCGTAGAAGAAGTGGCTGGGTTTCCATTCATGTCAAACGATGACTTAGTCGACAGTACGGTTATGGCTCTCCTAAGATTCCGTCAGGGTGGATTTATCCGTTTACCTACGGACATGGAGGACGATGACTCATATTTACATCGTAAGGCGGCGTATTACTGATGGGGATGACATACGTGTATATGTGTAGTATGGCTATCCACAGGACGTTGGTAGCGTCCGTGAGGACACTTCGTACCGAACCTCCCTCGTTAGTTGTGTCCTCACCCTACGAAGATAGCTTTCTATTTAGGCACTATATCTGCTATAGTGCCCTCAAACGAACCGAGTGAGGCAAGAACATGGCAGTCGAAAAACCTATGGAACCTAGTGATATTCTCTTTGAGGAGAACGAGCTAACCCCTGATTTAACTATCGAAGTGGAAGACCCAGAAGCTATAGAAGTTGTTATGGATGACGGGTCTATTGTGGTTGAGTTTGGTGATACACCTGAGATGGACGAAGATATTTCTCACGATTCCAACCTAGCTGAATTTATTGACGACGACGAACTCGAGGAAATAGCAAGCGAGCTAATAGAACACTTTTCCTCTGATCGTGAATCTCGCAGTGAATGGGCCAGTGCCTATATTAAGGGTATGGACCTTCTCGGTATGAAGGTAGAGGAGCGTACCGAACCGTGGAACGGAGCTTCTGGGGTGTACCACCCTATGATGACCGAAGCGGTGATTAAATTCCAAGCGCAGGCGATGGGAGAACTTCTCCCAGCAGCAGGACCCGTACGCAGCAAGATTGTAGGCAAGATGACATCTGAGAAGTTTGAGCAGGCACAACGTGTCGAGACCGAACTTAACTACCTTATTACTGAAAAGATGCCGGATTACCGTGACGAGATGGAACAGATGTTGTTCAAACTCCCGATGGCTGGCTCCGCATTTAAGAAAATCTACTTCGATCCTATAACAGAACGTCCTGTGTCCCAGTTTGTTCCTGCAGAAGACCTTGTAGTATCCTACGGTGCGTCTAATTTACGAACCGCGCCACGATTTACGCATGTTATGAAGCAAACACCTGAAGAAGTACTTAAACTACAGGTAAACGGCTTCTACCGTGACGTCGAACTGCCTGAAGCAACTAAAGATGTCACTGACATTGAAGAGAAGTACAACGAACTAGAAGGTTCTGAAGCTACTTACTCTGACGACCCACGACATACTGTTCTAGAAATGCATGTAGATTTAGACCTACCTGAGCCTTTCGATGATGTAGACGGTGTTTCACTGCCGTATGTAGTAACGATTGATAAATCGTCTAGCGTAATTCTAGCTATCCGTCGAAATTGGTATGAAGAAGACAGCAAGCGCGAGAAGCGTATGCACGTCGTACATTATCCGTATTTGCCCGGTATGGGTTTCTACGGTACAGGGCTTATACACACGCTAGGAGGCTTGACCAAATCTGCTACCTCTATAATGCGTCAGCTTATTGATGCAGGTACGTTATCTAACCTCCCAGCAGGCTTTAAAGCCCGAGGCATGCGTATCACCGGGGACAACACCCCAATCATGCCGGGTGAGTTTCGTGACGTGGACGTGCCAGCTGGTACGATTAAAGAGTCCATTGTACCCCTTCCTTACAAAGAACCATCAAGCGTACTCTACTCACTACTTGGGAACGTCGTAGATGAAGGAAGACGTATTGCGGCGGTAGGTGACATCCAAATGGGTGATATCAACGCTCAGGCTCCTGTAGGAACGACTTTGGCGCTTATGGAGCGTTCTATGCAGGTAATGTCGGGTATTCAGGCTCGCTTGCACGCAGCGATGAAACAAGAGCTTCGTATCTTAGCTAGGATCGTACATGATTACATGCCTTCTGAGTACGCGTATGAGATGGACGAACCCGCAGATCGTATAGCAGACTTTGATGGCCGGGTAGATGTCATCCCAGTGTCTGATCCTAACGCGGCTACAATGGCGCAACGCATAATGCAGTATCAAGCTGCACTTCAACTGGCCCAGCAAGCACCACAAATGTACAATATGGGCAAGCTGCACCGTCAGATGCTCGAAGTTCTGGGTATTAAAGACGCTGACGATATCATTACGTTAGCCGAAGATATTAAACCCGCTGACCCAGTAACTGAGAATATGGCTATCTTAAAACAAGAGCCGGTCAAAGCCTTTGCTTATCAAGACCATGAGGCGCATATCCAGACTCATATGATGGCGATGCAAGACCCTAAGATCATGCAGATTGTGGGGCAATCACCGTTCGCGAGCGCAATTCAGTCCGCTATGATGTCTCACATTACGGAGCACGTAGCGCTACAATATCGTGTAGAGATACAGAAACAGCTAGGCGTAGAACTTCCAGACCCAGAGGCACCGTTACCAGAAGATATAGAGCTTCAGGTCTCACGACTGTCCGCGAAAGCTGCAGAGAAGCTGTTCCAAAAAGGCCAAGCCGAAGCAGCTGCAGAACAAGCCGCTGCACAGCAGGCTGATCCACTTACTCAGATTCAGCAACGCGAGTTGATGATTAAAGAGACTGAGTTGAAGCACAAGATCGAGATGGATAAGCTGAAGATTAATATCGACGCTATGTCCAAGCAAGAGAACGCCCGACTACAACAGGCACGTATCGACTCCGAAGAGGAGAAAGAAGCGGCACGTATTGGCGTTAAGGTTGCAGAGCTTGAAACAGATCAGAAGGAGTCCGCGGCGCGTCTAGCTATGGACATTGCAGAGAAAGTGAACCTCGATGGCTGATAGTATATTTCATACCATGCTTACACGGCTCGAAGAAAGCCGCACCTCTATCGCCGAACACCTAGCGGAAGGCGGCGCACAAAATCAAGAGACTTACTGGAGGCTAGTAGGTAAATACGAAGCCTTAACTACTATACGTAACGATGTTAAAGATATTGAGAAGAAGTATATTGAAGATTAGGCATCATACGTGTAGTTATACGACATAACGTGGAATAATCCATGCAAAAGGCGCTGTGAGCCTTTAATCACTGCAGGAGACTAAGATGTACGCTACCGACAAAATAGATGACGAGCAGCTACTGGCAAAATTACCCGAACCGAAAGGTTATAAGCTGCTTATCGCAATCCCAGAACTTGAGGGTAAAACAGATGGGGGCGTTTATATGCCCGATGCTTTAACCAAGATGGAAGAAACTGCTACCATTATTGGGTATGTTATAAGTATAGGTACTGGAGCCTATACAGACAAAAAACGTTTCCCTGACGGTCCATGGTGCGAAAAAGGTGATTTTATTATCTTCCGTTCGTATTCAGGTACACGTTTTAAATTACACAACAGAGAGTTCCGCATTATCAACGATGATACTGTTGAAGCGGTGGTTGAAGACCCACGGGGGTATAGCAGAGCATGATTGACAAGAATACAATAGTCGAGAACGAAGAACTCGAAACAGACACCGTTGAAGTAGATATGTCCGACGACGGTGACTTTGAAGTGGAGATCGAAGATGATACTCCAGACGCAGATAAAGGCCGTCCACGCCGGGCAGCTGACGCAGAGGCGGATATTCCAGAAGACGAAGAACTTGAAAAGCACAGTGAATCGGTACAGAAGCGTATCAAGAAGCTAAAATTCGAGTTCCATGAAGAACGTCGCCGTAAAGAAGAAGCTGAACGAGAACGTGAAGTCGCAGTTCATTACGCTGAATCGCAGAAGAACGAAGCTACGCGTCTCCGCAAAAACCTTTCTGAAGGTGAAGGCGTGCTGGTTAACGAAGCCAAGGCACGTGTAGCATCGGAACTTAACAGCGCGAAACGAGCTTACAAAGAGGCGTATGAGGCTGGAGATACAGATGCCGTGCTCGAAGCACAGATGTCGCTATCTAAGCTACAGATGGAAGCTGATCGTGTAGAGAACTGGAAACCGGCGCAACGGGCTGTGCAAGACCAGTCTGAAGCTCCAAAAGCAGCACCTCGGGTTCCTAAACCAGACCGCAAAGCGCAGGATTGGGTAGCCGAGAACGATTGGTTCCAGAAAGATACAAGCATGACACGATACGCTATGCTCGTACATGAAGAACTATTAGAGACAGGCGTTGATTCTACAACGGATGTGTACTATAGTAAGATAAACGAGGCCATGCGGTCTCGATACCCAGATCGCTTTGCGGACGTGGAACCCGAGGTTCGACAACCACAACGTAAGGCTGGCTCCGTGGTGGCCCCGGGTGGTAGAAATACTGCCTCATCACGCAATAAAGTTGTCATTTCCTCATCGGAGGCCGCAATCGCCAAGCGCCTCGGATTATCTAATAAAGAATATGCGGCGCAAAAGCTAAAGGATATGCAAAATGGCTGATAGAAAACCTCGTACAACCGAAACCCGCGAAGCGGGAGAACGTCGTAAACCTTGGAAACGCTCGTCTATGCTACCTACCCCCGAACCACGTGACGGACTTTCGTTCCGCTGGATTCGCACAGCTACATTGGGTAATGCAGATATGACAAACGTCTCTGGACGGTTTCGTGATGGCTATGTGCCTGTAAAGGCAGAGGATTATCCTGAGCTACACATCATGTCAGATATTGATTCTCGTTTTAAAGACAATATCGAAGTTGGTGGGTTATTGCTTTGCGCTATCCCGACCGAACTAAGAGATGACCGCATCTATGGTCAGCTTGAGTCTGCACAAAATCAGGCCGAGGCTGTTGATAGAAACTATATGCGTGAGTCTGACCCGCGGATGCCTATGACTAAAACTAAGCGTAGTTCGCGGTAACTATATGGTAAGGAGTAATAATGCTCTTTACTACAACAGTAAATAAATCTGGAGGAAGAGCATCATGGCTACTATAGCTGCTCCCTACGGCCTAAAGCCGGTAAAACGTGCCGACGGTATGGCCTACGCTGGGGCAACGTCCCAGTACCTGATCGACCCTGCTGGAGAGGCAACAAACCTCTTTAACGGTCAAGTCGTTCAAATCGGTGCCGATGGTTACATCGCACTATCAACTGCAACCGGCTCTGACGGTGGTACAAACGCATTCCCAACAGGAACAAACCTAACAGGTTCTCTTGGTGTGTTTGTGGGTTGTGAATTTACCAACGCTCAAGGCCAAACTACGTTCTCGCAATACTACCCTTCTGGTACCGCCAATGGCGGCGATATCAAAGCGTATGTTGTAGATGATCCAAACGTACTATTCCAAGTACAAGCAGATGGCGCTATGGACCAGTCTGATATAGGTGCGAACACTTTCTTCGCGGCTGCTCAGTCTACAAATACTGGCAGAACTGCTACAGGTAACTCTACAAGTGCTGTCGACGCGACAACTAAGACTACTACCGCTGCCTTCCGTATCGTGGCTTCTGCCTCTCCTATTGGTGATGCATTCCCTGATCTTTTGGTTAAACTTAACCCCGGCTACAGCAGCATGACTAACGCTGTTGGCTTGTAAGGAGGGCTAACACATGGCTATTTCACGCGCGCAGGCGCTTAAAGAGCTTTTACCCGGACTCAACGCCCTTTTTGGTCTTGAGTATGGCAAATACGAAAACGAGCACGCGGACATTTATGAGACAGAAAATTCAGAGCGTAGCTTTGAAGAAGAAGTTAAATTATCTGGTTTTGGTGCAGCACCAACAAAGGCTGAAGGTTCATCTATTGCGTACGATAATGCGCAAGAGGCGTTCACAGCTCGCTACACACACGAAACTATCGCTATGGGTTTCGCCATCACTGAAGAAGCGATGGAAGATAACTTGTACGATTCTTTGTCCTCGCGTTACACAAAAGCTTTAGCTCGCGCTATGGCATACACCAAGCAGGTTAAAGCTGCCTCATTGCTCAACACGGGCTTTGACACTTTCCAGTCTGGTGATGGTGTAACATTGTTCAGCACTGCACACCCAACAGTTGGTGGCGGTACAAACGCTAACCGTCCAGCGGTTAGTGCTGACCTTAACGAGACTTCGCTCGAACAGGCGATTATCGACATTGGGGGATACACAGACGAACGTGGCCTACTTATCGCAGCTCGCGGTAGAAAGCTTATTATCCCGTCTGCGTTACAGTTCGTAGCAACTCGTTTGTTGGAAACAACTCTACGTGTAGGTACAGCTGATAACGACATCAATGCTCTCAGCTCTAACGGTGCAGTTCCTGAAGGGTACGGTGTAAACCACTACCTTACAGACGCTGACGCTTGGTTCTTGACTACAGACATCCCTAACGGCATGAAACATTTTGTACGTTCTGCGATGGCTACAGGCATGGATGGTGACTTCGATACTGGCAACGTGCGCTACAAAGCACGTGAGCGTTACAGCTTCGGTGTTTCCGACCCATTGGGCATCTACGGTTCTCCGGGAGCGTAAGCTCTTAGGACTTAAATTTAAATTTGGAAGGCTCCGCTTCGGTGGGGCTTTCTTTTTGCGTAAAGGTGTTGTAGGGTACCTGTATCCCTGACAGTTGCATGGTGCGACTGACTTAACCCTGACAGGAGATAATCATGGGTATTACTACATTCTCTGGACCTATCAAGGCCGGAACAATTAAAGAAACAACTGGAACTACGTTAGGTGTAAATGTTAAAAACACTGGTCAAGTCGTTATGGCTCAGACCGCTGCTTTTAGTACCGCAGGTGGCGCACAAGCAGCCACTGTTACTGATATCGTAATCCCAGCTGCATCACAAATTATTGACATCGTTATTGAGGTATCTGTTGCTGTTGCAAACGCAACTTGCGTACTGAGCATTGGCGATACTGTTGGCGGCAACGCTACTTTTCTAAACCAATTTTCAATTACTGCCGCTTCCGGTGCAGGTCGTAAATACCCTACTACTGAAGCAGGTGGAGCATTGGCTTGGGCAGACGTTGGTACTGAAAAACGTCTTACAGTAACCACTACTGGTGCTACTAATGCAGGAACAATTCGTTTCACTGTTCTGTATCAACAGGCTATCGACCTTTAAAATTTAGCGTAAGGAGCTAGCAAATGGCTGGTCAAGAAGTACGAGCTTATAACTTTGCAGCAAGCGCTACCGCTGCACTTGTAGGCCCATCACGAGGTAGATTGCAGGGTGTTTTAATAAACGCCGCTGCAGCCGCCGCTTTCACTATTCGTAGTGGGTCAGCTACTGGCCCTATTATATTGCAGTTAACTTTACCTGTTGGTTGGAACGACGTATACATTCCAAATGATGGTATTTTAGCTGATAACGGTTGCTTTGTTTCTGCCTTTACAGGCACAGGAAACGTAATGACACTACTTATAGAGTAATATGGCAGTTAAGAAAAAAGGTACAATGAAAGGTCACACCATAAAAGGTGGTCAAAAACGCCCAACTAAGTCTGGCGCGGGGATGACTAAAAAAGGTGTGGCCAAGTATCGTCGGGATAACCCCGGCTCTAAACTAAAGACAGCCGTTACAGGTAAGGTTAAAAAGGGAAGCGCTGCAGCTAAGCGTCGCAAGTCTTACTGCGCACGTTCTGCGGGACAAATGAAGCAATTTCCTAAAGCAGCTAAAGACCCTAACAGCCGATTACGGCAAGCTAGAAAAAGGTGGAAATGCTGACATGATGGGACGTAGTTCTATGGGAAGACAACTTACAGGCAACCGAGTTAAAAAAGCAGTGCCTCGTAAACCTGTAGCGGCTATGGGCAAGGGCGGCAAAACTAAGAGTCGTGTGAATGAAGCTGGTAATTACACTAAGCCCACAATGCGTAAGGCATTGTTCAACAAGATTAAAAGTGGGGGTAAAGGTGGTAAACCGGGTCAATGGTCTGCTCGTAAAGCGCAAATGTTGGCTAAACAATATAAAGCTAAAGGTGGAGGATATAAGTCGTGAAGGGTGTAAAACATTATAAAAAAGACGGTACAGTTCATGCGGGCGAAAAGCACAAAATGAAGGATGGTACTATGCATACGGGGAAAGTTCATGGTAAAATGAGTGTTAAGTTATCCCACTATAAAGATTTGAGTAAGAAAGCGAAGGCTAAAGCCGATGGCAAAAGCAAAAAGTCAAAAAAGTCTTAGCAAATGGACTAAGCAGAAATGGCGTACAAAGTCTGGTAAGCCGTCGACGCAAGGGAAAAAGGCTACAGGTGAGCGGTACCTACCCGCTAAAGCTATAAAAGCTTTGTCATCTAAAGAATACGCTGCTACTACCAAGGCTAAACGA